TTCTCTCCTATTGATAAGAACAGTGCAATTTACTTAGAAGAAGGTGACAAAATTCGTGTAGCTGGTAGTGCTGATGATGATTTACAGGCTATCTGTTCTTACGAGGAAATTAGTTAATGGGACGTAACGCTGGTATTATAGGTAAAAATAGTGCTGCTGCTGGTGAAGCATTGTTAGGCATGTCTAATCTTGCCGATAAGTTTCTTAATCGTATTGGTACATCAGCAGGTCTTGGTTATTTATATGCCTTAGATTATGTTTCTAATACGGGAGGAACATTAACTATTTATAGTGGTGATTCTGATTTATCATCAACACTAGATAGTTATTTTGGTAATACCAATGGTGACGCTTTATTTTTACCAAATGGAAATTATACTGTAGACAGTTCTTATAGTTCTAATTTTGTGCATGATTATTCATCTTCTATATTTCCTTCTGGTTTTTATGGTGTATTTGGTGGTCATCCTAATGAAGTTCAAATTTTAGCAAATGCTAATCCAGTAAGTAGGTCGGAAAACTCTATTGTAAGTTGGGATGATGCAGGGACAATTAGTTTTACAGCTGGTTATATGACAATTAGAACTATTGAATACGGTACTACTACTTATACAATCCCTTTGTTTCATGGTACAGGCACTACAGATTTAGATTATGTTCTTCTCAAAAACGTAGTTATTTCTAGAGATGGTGGAGATGCTACCTACTTATATGATAACAATGCCGATACAGGCTATATAAAATTACTTAATTGTACTGTAGGAAATATAGGCTCTTTTGGTAGTAATTATTCTGGTAGTTTAACTAACAAATCAGCAGATAATTGTTTGTTTGGAAATTCTAGCGTTTTATCATATGTAGGAACAACAACGAACTGTACTGATGGAGCTACAATTACAGTAGATAATACAACAAAATATTTATCTTACGACACAGGAACATATACAGACCGTGGTCACTTGTATGGCTTGTCTGATACAACTTGGGCAGAACCAGCATAATGAAACATACACTATTTACTAAAGATGGATGTTATCCAATATCAAAGTTAAAAAGAATCAGATTAGCTGATGGTTCAACTAGAACATCAGAAGCTGTAACAGACCAGCATATGCTAGACGCTGGTTATACATTAGTTCCTGAATACCCAACACAGGAAGGAGACATAGGAGACTGGCTACCCGTTAGATGGGATAGCGAAACATCTAACTGGATAATAGGAGAAGAACAGTGAACGAAGAAACAAAACAAATGATTGACGTTACTGCTGGTGGTGTAACACTAGGCGCATATTTTTCTTGGCTACCAGAAGCTACTGCTCTTGCTTCTTTAGTCTGGGTACTACTACGAATCTATGAAACTAGCACTGTTCAGAAACTATTGGGTAAATCAGGGGAATAGTGTATAATATAGGGATATTAATTTAATAGGGACAAAAACATGGCAAGCACATATACTACAAGAATAGGCCTAGAAAAACAAGGAGATGGCGAGAATGCCAATACTTGGGGGTTAAGACTTAATCAAAATGTAATCGACCTTGTAGATGAGGCTATTGCTGGTTATGAAACAGTTAACGTATCAGCAGCATCTTCTGTTGTTTTAACAGATACTGATGGAGCAAGCAACCAAGCTCGTAACTTTGGTTTAAAATTTACTGGAGAGCTTACAGCAGATACAACTGTTACAATACCAGCAGAAGAAAAAATTTATTTTGTTAAGAATGACACGACTGGAGATTACTCACTTATTTTAAAACCTGCTGGAGGCACTGCAACAACAGCTGTTGGTTCTGGTAATTCTATGATTGTTGCTACAGATGGAGCAACAGTAGATAAGTTTGTAGGTGGTTTTGAAGCAGGTACTCGTATGTTGTTTCAACAAAGCACTGCACCTATTGGCTGGACAGCTGTTTCTGTTTCTAGTTATGATGATGTTGCTCTTAGAATTGTAGCACCAGATACATATACTACTGCAGTTGGTGGTACAAATATATTTAGTTCTGTATTTAATACAAACATTACTGTTACTATTGCTGATGGCACAGCAGAAACTGCAACGCTTACTGGTAGTACCAGTGTTCACGTTCTAACAACTGCACAAATTCCTTCTCACAATCACTCTGTAACTAATTATGCTGGTGTTAGTACCAATCCTGATAGGGTTATAGCTTCGCTTCAAACGGGTGAAAGTGGCGCAACTACAGGATTTACAGGCGGTGGAGAAGGCCACAGCCATAGTCTAGCAGGTCTTGGTTCTCACTCTCATACTGTTAGTGTTGCTGATTCTTTAATAAATTTTGATGTTAAGTATGTAAACTTTATTATTGCACAAAAGGATTAGAATGGAATTAAAAAGAAAACACGGCTGTCCTATTAACGGCTTTGAAGAATGTAAACAACTAGACTGTGCATGGTTTACAAAGTTAGCAGGTAAAAATCCACAAGGAGGAAAAGAAGTAGAGGAGTGGGGTTGCGCTGTAACTTTTATTCCATTACTAATGGTTGCTAACACAAACGCAAATAAACACACAGCGTCAGCTGTTGAAAGTTTTAGAAATGTTATGGTAAAACAACATCAAGAAGTTTATGAAATAGCTGCACAAAATAACAATCTTTTAATTGATGAGAAATAATTAAATGTCTTCAACAGATGCACAAATTATGTCACTTAACTTTCTTCCTGGTTTTCACAGAGAGTCTACCCAGTATTCTGAAGAAGGAAAATGGTATGATGGTAACCGTGTGCGCTTTCGTGAAGGCAAACCAGAAAATTTAAGAGGCTACGAACAATTTGCTATAGAACCTTCTGGCTCTGTATTAAATGGAATACCTAGAGATACTATTACTTGGATTGATAATAATTCAAGACCTTATATGGGTGTTGCTACAAACAGACAATTATATGTTATTCAAAATGAATCTCAATATGATGTAACTCCTATTGTAACAGCTGTTAGTGTATCAAGTAATTTTGAAACATTTACCAATACAACATTAGTAAAAGTAAGTTTAACAAACCACAATGTATCCACAACAGATAGAGTAGAGTTTAGTGGCGTTGATACTCTTGGTGGTAATATAGATATTAATGGTATTACAACTGTTGTATCTGTTAGTGGTGTTAATCATTTTTTTGTAGATGCAGGTGTAACTGCAAGCAGTGCCTCTGCTGACCAAGGAACTACAGGCTTAATAAATATATTACTTCAAACTCAAGAGTCTGATGCTATTCAAGGACTTGGCTATGGTGCTGGCATATACAATGCTGGCGTATCTGTATCTGGTGCAAGAGCATGGAATGACCCTGCGCAATCTTCAGGCATTACATTCTTACCTAATCAATGGACACTTGATACGTGGGGCGAAGATTTTATGGCTCTTAGACGAGGGGGACAACTTTATTATTTAGATATTAGTTTGTCTACAACTCCTGAGCGTGTAGTGCTAGTCACTGCATCACCAACTGCTACTACATTCCTTGTGTCGCCTAATGATAGACACGTTATATGTTACGGTGCTAGAGAGTTTGCTGTATCAGTAGGCGGTGGACAAAACCCAATGTTAGTACGTTGGTCAGACCAAGAAGACTATACCAACTGGTCACCAAGCTTATTAACTACATCTGGTGAAGTAGTTCTTGGTGAAGGCTCTAAAATTATTGGTGCAGTTCGTTCACGCAATGCTATTAATATTTGGACAGATAAAGCAATGTACACACAAACATTTGTTGGTCCTCCTTTTATCTTTAACTTTACACAGGTAGGTTCTAACTGTGGATTGATTGGTCCACATGCGGCAATTGACTATGATGGTGTATCTTTTTGGATGGGTGATAATAACTTCTATGCTTTTGATGGTCGTGTAAATACACTGCCCTGTACTATTCGTAGAAAATTATTTGATGATTTTAATTCTACAAACAAAGAAAAAGTTTTTGCTGGAATTAATTCAGAATTTAAAGAAATTATTTGGTTGTATCCAACAGCTGATAGTTCAGAACCAAATGCTTATGTTATTTATAATGTAGAAGAAAGAACTTGGGTATATGGTAAATTGTTTACAGACGGTATTGTAACTACATTTAACGATAGAACTGTGTACAAAAATACAATTATAACAGGAAGAACATCTGCTACAGGTAATATATTAATATGGAATAATGAGCCAGAAGATATGTACACAGGAGATGGTCAGCCTCTTTCTTCTTATCTTGAGTCTGCTTATTTTGATATTGACCAAGGTAAGGCTATGATGTTTGTAGATAGAATTATTCCTGATTATACATTTAGTGCTGGTGAAACTATTAATTTAGAACTAGAAATTAAAGACTATCCTAATGGAAACACAAGAACTAAAGGTCCTTATATAATTAGTCAGAACACTACTAAAGTAGATTTAAGGTCACGAGGCAGACAAATTAGTGTAAAAGTTACAGCTACAAATGAAGGGTCTTGGCGTTGGGGCAGTGTTCGTATGTCAGTACAACCAGATGGTGATAGATAATGGCTACTTATCCACGCCTTCCTGTTTTTAGTCCTCCTCGTAATGTGTCTGAATTATTTGACATTGTATTCAGATGGAGCAATGAATTGTCCCGTGAACTTGATACTAGGGATGTAAAAGAGGAAAGCAGACCTTCTACTAACATATATACAGTAACTACTGTTACAGAGATTGGACGACCTAGAGCAGGAGATGTAGCATATTCTACCAGTTCTAGTATATTTAGAGGCTATACTACAACTGCTGCAGGTTGGGTAGATTTTAACTAAACTATTGGATAACTAACAAATATATAGTATAATAGGGGCAATATGATGAATGGAGATTATCAAGGACTAGCTGGTTTAATGA